AATCTTTTTATCTGTATTAAAAACAAGAAATTTAAATAATAATGATGAGGAATAATAATATTAACAATAATTATATATTTTATATAAATGCTCAGTTTGAGCTAAATTAATTAATTTTTCTATTATTAAAATCTAATGAAAAATAATTATATAACAATCATCTTTTTTTATTTTGACATGACAATATAACTATTATTAATACTATTCAAAGTAAAATAATATGTTATGATATATTTAAAAAATGAAATTTTTATTTATTATTAATATTTTATACCTATTCTTATTTACACCTATAATTCTATTATTTTATCTTCTTGCTTATTTGGGTCAATTTATATATTTTCTACATCATTACAAGAAATAAATAGATCTTTTTTAAAAAATAAAAAAATACAAAATAATTTAATTATTATAAATAGCTTAACTCTTATATTTTCTGGTTCTGTTTTTTTATATGGTATTAAATACATTAAAATTAATTAAAAATATATATGGGCATTTTAAATGATAAAAGATGTATGAAGAATTGCAATATTTATATTAACAATAATCATATATTTTATATGAATACTCTTTTTGACCTAAATTAATTAATTTTTCCCCATTATTAAAGTCTAATGAAGAATAATTAGATAAATTAAATGTTGGAAAATAATAATATAATAATCCTCTTCTTTTATTTGGACATGGTAATATATTTATATTATTTAATTGATTATTAAAATTAAAATTAAATACATCTTTTAATCGTTTAATATAATCTGAAAAATTATTAATATCTTGTTTAAATTCTATATCTTTATTACTTGATATAAAAGTAATATTATAATTATCACACATTGGCAAATATTCATTAAATCCTATTAATATTTCATTACTTATTGTTCCTCCATCAACATATATATTATTATTAAATTTTATTGGTTCAAATAAAATAGGGATTGCAGAGGATGCTAATAAAATTTCTACTTGATCTAATTGTGAATATTTTTCAAAATTAAATATTTCTAATTTACCAGTATTTAAATTCGTCGAACCAATTAATGTTATTTTACTTTGATCTAAATAATTTATTGATAATAAATTTTTAATTAAAGTTTTTTTTAATGGTAATGTACTATAATATGACCAAGTTTTTTCAATTTCAAAATAATTATGTGTATATACATCATTATTTGTTAAATTAATATATATATATTTTAATTTTTCAATTCCTTTATTTAATAATAAAGGATTATTATAATATGATAATAATCCCGCATTTAATGCACCAGCTGAAATACCAGTTATTAAATCATATTCAGATAATTTAATTTTATCTAATATTCCAATTTCAATCGCTCCAAAAGAACCTCCGCCGGAAAATGATAATACATTACATATTTTTGATGCTTTAATTAAATAAAATGAGAAAGATAATAAATATAAGAATTTCATTATATAATTATATAATTAGATAATATTTATATATCTTTGATCAAATATTGATATATAATTATATATATTTACTGAATTCATTTCATCTAAAAAAATTATTAAAATTGTTGATGGTAATGATGGTATCATATTTATAAATTTTTTATTTATAAATAAAATATGATCATAATTAATATTAGTTTTATTTAATAAATATTTTTCTAATGCATAAATTCTTCTTTTTTTTGTTTTAAATTTTGTTTTAATATGTTTTAAATGCCATTCATAAGATAATACTAATTTTTTTGTATAATTTAAATTATATAATATACAATAATATGTCCATATGCCTCCACGAGTATATTTTGCACCACCTTTAATTATTCCGTTATGTTGTCGTATTCTTCTATTAATATTAACAGTTGATCCAATATATGTTTTATTGTTTTTTTCAAAAATAATATAATTAAACCATATATTATTCATTATATATAGATAATAAATAAACTTTATATTATTTTATTTAATTTTGAACAAGAAAATTATTAAAAGTCCATTTATTTGTTGCATCAATACATTTTGTTAAATCATTATTATTTATATATATTTTATAATCATTAATTTTTGTCAAAATAAAATTTCCTAAAAATGGTAATTGATATTTTATTAATTCATTGTATGGTAAATCATCCGGCTCCATTAAACCATTATATATTTTTTTATTATTTAATTCAATTATATGAACTAATCCACTAAATATTCCTGCTATAACTTGTAATATTGTTGCATTTATTAAATGATTTATTTGATTATCAAATAATTCTCTTGATTCATTAATATCTAATGTTGAACCAATCCAATATACATTTTTATTTTCTAAAAATAATGTTAAACCTATTATATCTTTACCATCAATTATTTCTGTTGTTAATAATCTTGTATTCAATTGAAAAATCTCACTTCTTTCTTTTAATTCATCAAGACTTAAATATGCATCATTGCATGGATGATATATATAATAAACACTTGGTTTATATATAATTGTAGAATTTTTAGAAATTGTCAATAATTTACCAATAGTGTATGTTTCATCATGAGGAATTAAATTTCCAATAAATTTTTCTTTATATGGAACCCATGATTGTGCTTGTGTATATAATGCAATTTTATTTAAAATCACATAATTATCATTATTATAATTAATATCTTTTTTTTTAATATATTTTGTTATTTTTTTTTCATGTGTTCCCCATGAAATTTCAACAGAAGAACATGATTCAGAATAAAATGGATACATTGATTCTCCCCATGTATTACAATATTCATCCATTTTTTTTGGTTTATTTATTATTTGTGAATCATATTCTGAAATATGTATGACTTGTATACCTAATTTTTGTGCTAATTTATTCCATTCATTTATATTATTAATTTTTTCAATTTCTGCCAAGTTTAATAAAGCTATTTTTAACCATATTGATATATTTCCAGGATTACAACCTAAACAAATTATTGCATTACAATTTATTTCTGATAAATTAAAATTAAATTTATCTATTATTTTATGTATATTATATAAACTATATTTTTTCATCATATTATCATCTATTTCGCTTTTAATATCATCACAATCATCATCCCAAAAACTAGAAGCTGAATTTATAAAATGTGCTTTTTTTATATTACAATATCTTATTATATCTAATGTTCCTATTCCTGTTCCTAATTCAATAATAATATCACCTTCATCTAAATTATCTAAAATTTGTTTATAATTATGTTGTGTTATTTTAGTATTAATCTGTATTTTATATGGTTCTGGAGAAATTTTTATAATATCATCATATATATTCCTTTCTTCAATTATAATTAAATTATTAAAATTCATATCAAATATTTTAGTTATTAACCATAATAATGGTTTACCTATAGCTCCCATACCAATTATATATAATTTATTATTAAATTTAATCTTATTTTTAAATAATTCATTTAATTTATTTTTTCTTTTTTGAAATGTCCCATATTCTGAATATAATATTTTCATTATATATAAATTATAATATATATATATATATTAAATTTACTATTTTACACCCTTGAAGATTTAAAATGCTATTTTTAATCAATAAAAAATATTCAAGGTTTGTTCTTTGTCTACATAAATATTTTACTCATTCTAATTTATTAATTACATTGTTTGCTATTCTATATATATATATGTGCTACTATTTACATTATGGTTTTGGATTTTTACATTTTGAACACATATAACTTGTTATAAATTTATCAACTAAATATAGTTTATAATTGATTTCTTGATTAAATAATATAATACTTAAATTAATTAAATAACATATTTAAATATGTTATTTATAGTAGATACTATTAGTATTTAATATGTTGTTTAACTATAAGATATAACTAAATTTTAATAGTTGATGATTTTTTATTTACCATAAAAATTTGAACAGTTAATTATTTTTTATTTACTTAATAAATTGTGTCATTTATATTTTAAACTATTTTATATTATAAATTATTATAAATATTATAAAAATTTAAAAAATAATATAATTTATTTTTAAAAAAAATATCTAATATTATTATATATATATGAAAAAACTACATTGTGAAAAAATGTCTTATTCTGATTCTGAATCATCAATAGATTCTGATAATTCTTATTATTCAGATACATCAAAAAAATCATCTGATAATTGTAAAAAAACTAAATCTATTAATGTAATAAATGGTAAACTTAATATATCTAATAAAAAAAAATTAAATGATAATTGTATTAATTTTAGTATAATTAAAGGAGATATTGGACCATGTGGTCCACATGGTCCAAAAGGTGATAGAGGAGAAAGGGGAAAAAGAGGTAAAAAGGGATACGAAGGTAAATGTGGACAGAAAGGTCCCAGAGGATATGAAGGTCCCAGAGGGAAAAAAGGAGATATTGGACCTTCGTTTATTTGGAAAGGTCCATGGAATAATGAATATGAGTATCATGTAAATAATGTTGTATCATATAATGGTTCATCATATATATCAATTAATCATAATATTAATTCAAATCCATTTATTGATGATTTTAATTGGGAAATAATGGCATTAGGAGCTTCTGGTTTAGAAGGTCCACAAGGTCTACAAGGTCCCGAAGGTCCACAAGGTCCCGAAGGTCCACAAGGTCCCGAAGGTCCACAAGGTCCACAAGGTCCACAAGGTCCACAAGGTCCCGAAGGTCCACAAGGTCCACAAGGTCCCGAAGGTCCACAAGGTCCAGAAGGTCCCGAAGGTCCACAAGGTCCTCAAGGTCCCTCTAGTTCATAATTTTTATAAAAAATATCATATGAAAATTGATATAAAAATTAATGTTAAAAAAAATTAAAAAAGACATCGACATCTATATAATTTGTAAAATTAGCACTAGATATCATATTAATTTTATAAAAAACAATAAATACTAGGAAAAAAAAAATAAAAAAAGGATTAAACATCAAGAATAATCATTAAATATAATCATTAAATAGATATATATTTATATTATTTTTATAATTATTATTATTATCATTATAAAAATTAATCATATTATTAATTTGATCACATATATTTATAAATTGTTCTTGTTTTGATTTAATTATTTTTGGAATTTTAAATGTTTCTATATATTTTTTTGATAAATTAATTGAATTATTAATTTTTGCAAATTTCATAAATTCATTTTCATTATATTTCAAAAAATAATATATAAACATTGGTAAATACTCTTGATTAAATATATTAATATAGTATAAATTATCTGATTTATTTGGAATTGTATCACTTTTTTCTACTTTACCAGCTAATAAACTATTTTTATGAATAATAATATCATTATTAGATGTTTTATTATGACTTATTTTACATATTTCTATTAAATTAATTACATTTTCTTTATCTATATTATATAAATTATTTTTTATAATATTATTTAAATTTTCAATTTGTTCATCATTATATTTTTTTAAATATTTTATATTATTAATATAATTTATTGTACTTATTTGTATATTAATTATGACATCATGTATATTAATTTGAGATATTAAATTAATATCTATTTTTTCTATTTTTCCCTTTATTAAATTATTCAAATTTTTTTCAAATTTATATAATAAATAATAATTATAAAATGATTGTAAATATTTTTCATTATCTTTAATATAAAATGCATAATCATAATTTTTATAATTTAATATATTATCAATTTTAAATTTATTATTATTATATAAAAATAATATTTCTATATTGTTATTTAATGTAATTATTTCATCAATATTATTATTCTCATTAATATCAATAATTGTTATTATTTTATTTAAATTTAATAATTTTTGATCATTATTTAAATTATTATTTATGATTTTATAATTATCTAAATAAAATGAATAATAATTGTTTAATATTTTATCAGATTCTATTATTTTATTTTCATTTACAAAATTAATATTACTTGATTTATCACAAGATTTTTTCCAATATAATATTGATTTTTTAACATTATATTTTTTTAAATCAATTATCTTAATATCTATAGAATTTTCATAAAAATATTTTCTAGTATCAATATGTTGTTTTGAATCACCAAATAATAAACTATTTGGAACTATTATTAATCCTGTACCACCTTGATTTAATAATTCTATAATTAATTGTAATATTAATGGTTCTGATTTTGTACCTCTAATTTTTAATTTTTTAATATTTGTAGAACAGTTAGTATATATAATATTTTTTATATTATGTGGAATATCTCCAAATATTAAATCATATTTATCAGTAAACTCTTCTTGAATTATATCTTTAGATATTATTGAAACATTGTTATTTATATTTAATAATTTTAAAATATAATTGATATTTTCATCTTTATTATATAAATCTAATTTATCATATTCTATATTTTCTAATAATATATTTAAATAATTTCCACATCCAGAATATAAATTGCAGATAGAATTAAATTTTGATTTATTTTCTAATAATTTAATCATCTCTTTAAATATATCTACATTTATAAATAAACTTTCAAATTCTTTTAAAATATTTTTATTATTTTTTGTATTCTTTATATATTCATACATATCATTTAATGTTATTTTTTCATTAATTTGATGATATAAAGTATTACATTTTATAAAATCAATATATGATAATTTCATAAATGTATTTTCAATTTTACTATGTTTATCTTTAACATATTCTATACTATTATTATCTTTTAATTCTTCAAAAATATTTATATAATACAAAAAATTATGTACTAAAAATAGATTATCTAAATTTATTTTTTTAATAAAAAAATCAAAATAAAATATAATATTTATATTGGTATTATTCATATATAATTTATTAAGTATAATAAATTTTTAAATTTAAATGAATTTATTTATATATTTTTTATATATTTTTCAAATAATAATAAAAAGATTTTTCTGTAGAAAATATATAGTTTTTCAAAAAATTAATATATTATTTTTTAAAAAAATATATAGTTTTTCAAAAAAAAAATCTTTTTATATATTATATATATGACAAAAAAGACCGTCCATGATAGCTACTCTAGTTCTTCAGAAAGTTCTCATTCTTCCGATTCATCAGATTCAGAGACTGAATTTAAAATAAAAATAAATAAGAAATCACATAGAAAAAAATCATCATCTAGTGAATCTTCAAAGAAATCTTCTAAGAAATGTTCAAAGAAATCATCAAAAAAATGTTCAAATAAATCAGATTCAGATAGTGATTTTGAACACTATTGTTTTGATGATGTTTATAAATATTATAAATACAAATTATTAGAAGATAATAATTTAATGATTGCAGGTTCAGATGCATGGTTAACTGCATATAATAATACTATTCAAACAATTCCAGCAGGATATCAAGTAAACTTTAATGCTGTAGATTTATCATTAAATTGTGAACATTTATTTTTAGATGCGCCATTTGTAGTAAGAAAAAGTGGTATTTATATTTTATTTTTTATTATTTCCGTTGATCAAGCTTCACAATTTACATTATTTATAAATGGTGTAATTGAACCATTAACTACAACTGGTAATAATGCTGGATCTGGACAAACAATTTCTAGACTAATGCTTAGTTTAAATGAAAATGATACATTAATTTTTAGAAATTATATTTCATCAGCTTCAGCATTAACATCAAATTTATATATTGGTGGTTTACAACCAGGTAATAATCATACATTTTTATTATTAAAAATTGCTCCATTACCAAATATAGAATATTTACATAAAAAAAAGACATGGAATCCTAAATGTTTATCTAGAAGAAAACGTTGTTTATATGATAAATTAACACATAAATTATCATGTGATAATGAATTAATGATGAAAGGATTTGATGTTCATGGAACATTTTTTAATACTGTATTACAACAAGTTAATACAGAATCCGATGTTGTTTTTGACTCAAGTTCTAATGTTAATAAACTAACATGGGATGTATCTACAAATCCTAGTAATGTTATTATTCAAGAAGATGGTATTTATAAAATATTTTTTAGACTAAATACAAATCAACCCGCTCAATTTACTATTTTTGTAAATGGTATAGCAGATGATAATTCAACACAAGGTACAAATCGTGGAGCTGGACAAATTACTTTAAGACATATGATTCCTTTATATAAAGGAGATATTATTACAATAAGAAATCACACATCTCCAAATGGAGAAATTATGATTCCAACTAATGCCGGAGGTTCAAAAGTTAGTTTAAATGTATTTTTATCAATATTTAAAGCTGCACCAATAAATAGACCATGTCTAACATTAGATGCTTGTAAAATTGATGAATGTTATATTAAAAATTATGATAGTTTCTTATGTTATTTATTAGCAAATAATTGTTTAGAATTAATGGGTAGTTCATCATATGCTGCCGTTAAGAGTTCAAATACTCAAACTTTAACAATTGGTGATTCTTTATTCTGGGAAATTGAATCTTTGTCACAACATATGAAATTTATTCAAGGTTCTTATCATCTTGTTGTAGAATTAGATGGTATCTATGATATTTTTGTTGATATTTTTTTAGCTGAAGCTGGACAATTTACTGTATTCGTTAATAATATTCCAGATCCAGAAACAACTATGGGAAGAGACTCTGGAGGTAATAGATTAGTAGTTAGACAATTTATGAAATTGAAAAAAGGTGATGTTGTTACTGTTGTAAATTGGTCTTCTAGTTTAAATATAGTTAATACATTATCAAATACTGGTGGAAGTTTATCTGGACATGCATGTTTCTTTATGCTTTTTAGATTATCTGGATTTACAAATATTAAATGTATTGGATATAATGAAAAATGCGATTCTGAAGAAAAAAAACATCATAAACATAAAAAACATCATAAACATCATAAACATCATAAACATCATAAACATATAGAAGTATATGAAAATGATTGTGAAAATGAAATAGAAATCAAAAAAAAACATCACAAACATCACAAACATAATAAATAAATTTTTATTTAAAAAATATTTAGTTTACAAAATATTTATATAAATTTTTAAAAATAATATACATTATTTTTAAAAATATTATCTTACTTATTATTATATATAATGGATAATAATTCCCCTTCTAATTCACAAACTAATTCCCCATCTAATTCACAAACTAATTCCCCATCTAATTCACAAACTAATTCCCCATCTAATTCACAAACTAATTCCCCATCTAATTCACAAACTAATTCCCCATCTAATTCATCATTTAATGACTCATCATCTAATTCACAATCTAATGATTTACAATCTAATTCACAAACTAATTCCCCATCTAATTCACAATATAATGATTTACAATCTAATTCACAATCTAATGATTTACCATCTAATAATACACAAAATAATTTGCTAAATAATTTTACAGATATTTCTAATAATATTTTAAATTATTCATTAAATGAAATATTAACAGATAATATAACTACAATTATTAATCAACAAGGTACTGATATATCAAATCAAGAAATAACCAATACTATATTTAATACAGATATATCAATAAATATTGATATAAATATTAGTGAAAATTTATTAAATACTGTAGAAATTTATGATAATACACAAATAGATACTTCATCTAATATTTTACTAAATGAAATTAAATCTTATGCCCAACAAATAAGTTGTTCTGATTTTCAAGGTAAGGGAACTATTGATGATTATAATCAATTATTTATTGCTGCGTCTAAAATTGCAAATGATACTAAACAAATGAATTTAGATATAGATACACAAGGATTTAGTGAATTTGCGAATGCTGCAGATGAATTAGCTGGATTATTTAATGGATTTATAATAAGATTACAAAATGTTAATATAATAAACGATGAAAGTTTTTTATTATCTATATTAGATGCATTAAAGAAAATAGTAAATTTATCAAATGTATTTGGTAAATTTAAAGAGACTATTTTAGCTACTACACAAATACAAATACCTAAATCTGCATTAGAAACAGCTAATATTTTAACAGATGTAACAAATCAAATAAATTGTGCAATGGGATATATTTCTTATTTTATAGATTCAAATAATACTTTAGAAACTCCAGAAAAACAAAATAAAGCTCAACTCAGTACAGATGAACAAAATATTATATCTAAAGCTGTATCAACAATAGAGAATTGGCAAACATTATGTGATAATGGTGTAAGTGTTGCATTAAATCATAATCCCGAAATAATATCAATTAATAATATAAATAATCAATTATCATTAAAATCTACACAATTAAAAAATATGACAGCTAATTTAAAACTTAAATTATCTCATTTACAAAATATTTAATTATTTACTAAATAAATTATCTATAAATTTATGGATATTTATTTAGTTTATTTATTGTTTATCTATAAAAATAGAAACTAATATCCATTAGTTATTTTATATAGTTAGTTTAACATCACGCCTTTCTAGTTAAATAAGCCGCCTGCTAATAATAATTAGCGGTCTAAAATAACCTTAATGCCTCCACCTTGCATTAATGTTATTTTAGAAATGGATATATTATCGTGTATCAGACGCCTAATTTTAATAGGTAGTATATATTGTCTCCGTTGTTTCAATGTTTCTTCCTTACAATATATACTAGTAGAACAGAGTTGGATAACTATGATATGTTTGGTTGTGCTGTATAACACCCCTAGACATCTTGATAATAGTTTCCAATTATCATCAAGAACTATTTTTTCTTTTCAGGAGGGACGCTCCACAAGGTAGAAAAATCTCTCATCGAACCTTATCTACTATACTTGATAGTCTACCCGATGAATAGACCCCTTCCAAATTTAAGAATAATACATAATGTAAACATCATATATTAAACTGTCAGCCTTTGGGGGATAACTATGATGTGAACCATAATTACTCTACATATAATAGTGTCTTATGCCAGATCATAACCAGATTATACACTGTGTTACTCTTGGTCGCTAAGACACATAAACATTATTAATGTAAAGTATATATAAATTAAATATCAATTTTTTTACCATAAATATAGATAAAATATTTTAATAATTAATTAATTATTAAAATATTTAATTAATTATTAAAATATTTAATTATTTGGATTAGGATGAATCTGTTCAAAAAAATCTTCGGCAATTAATAAAATTAAATAAAATTGATCTAAAATATAAATAATATATTCTTGCATTTATTATATATAATATATATTAATTTATTAAATATATTATATTATATTTTCAAATTTTTATTATATTATTAAAAAATTGAAATAACTATATATTTATAATATATTTAAATATAATATTATATTTAAATATAATGTGTGGTATATGGGCATTGTTATCTAATTTAAAAGAAGATTTTAAGAACTATCAAGAATCATTTGATTCTATTAAATCTCGAGGTCCGGATACAACATGTATTAAAATGATTAATAATAATATTTATGGATTTCATCGTCTGGCAATTCATGATTTATCTGAATTAGGTAATCAACCATTTATATGGTATGATGAAGATAAAACAATTGTTTTAATAGTAAATGGTGAAATTTATAATTATAAAGAACTAATTGAAAAATATGATTTAAAATTGATTTCAAATTCAGATTGTGAAGTTATCTATCATTTATATAAAAAATTTAATGATATAAATATTGTTATAAATTTATTACATGGAGAATTTGCTTTTATTTTAAGTATAATTGAAAATAATAATAGTATTCATTATATTTGCAGAGATCCTATTGGTGTTAGACCATTATTTTATGGTTATGATAATGATAAATTTATCTTTAGTTCATTATTATCAGGAATAACTACATCAAAAAATAATTTAGAACATATTGATGTATTTCCTCCAGGAAATTTGCTAGTTTTAAAATTTGATATAGAATCATTAATTAATTATGAATTTATTAAATATTATTCATATAATTATCCAATTAAATATAATTTAGAAAATAGTAATTTATATCAAGAAATTACTTCTAGATTAATTCAAGCTGTTAAAACTAGATTAGATTCAGAAAGAGAAATTGGAGCATTATTGTCTGGAGGTTTAGATTCTTCTCTTATTTGTGGAATAATTAGTAAAATTTTAAAAGTAAATAATTTAAGAACATTTTCTATTGGAATGAAAAAAGGAACCGATTTAGATTATGCAGATAAAGTTTCAAAACATTTAAATACAAATCATACTGAAATTTTTTTTACACCTGAAGAGGGATTAAATGCAATTGATTCAGTATTAGAAACAACAGAAACATGGGATATTACAACTATTCGAGCATCAGTTGGACAATATTTATTAGGTAATTATATTTCAAAAAATACGGATATTAAAGTTATATTAAATGGAGATGGGGCTGATGAAGTTGAAATGGGATATTTATATTTTTATTTAGCACCTAATCCAGAAGAAGCACAGAAAGAAACAATTAAATTAGTTGAAGAAATTCATAGATATGATGGATTAAGAGTAGATCGTTGTATATCATCCCATGGATTAGAAGCAAGAATACCATTTTTAGATACTGATTTTGTAGATTATTATATGAGTATAGATCCAGAATTAAAAATACCAACTAGTAAAAGAATGGAAAAACAATTAATTCGAGATGCATTTTATACATTATATCCAGACATTTTACCTTATGATGTATTATATAGAAAAAAAGAAGCATTTTCGGATGGTATTTCATCAAAAGAAAAATCATGGTTTGAAATTATTGGAGAATGGATAGATATAAAAATAAATAATGAAGAGTATGAAAATAGAGATTTAGAATTATATGAATTTTGTAAATCAAAAGAATCATATTATTATAAAAAATATTTTAATAATAGATTTGGAAATAAAAATACTCATGTTATACCAAGATATTGGTTACCAAATTGGATAGAAACTAATGGTGAACCATCTGCAAGAGTATTACAAGTATATAAATAGTTATTAATAATAATTAGTTATTTTTTTTTTATTTTTTTAATCATATTAATTTTAAAATTTAAATCAGATTTTTTTTTATATAATTCATCATGTATATTATTCATTTCTTTTATTTTTGTACTATTAATTTCTATATCTTTAAGAATTGATTCTAATTTTAATTTATTAGATTCAACATTTTTTTTTTAATATCCCATTTTATTCGGCATCCCAAAAGTATGATATCTTATTATAAATTATATAATAAGATATATTTATTATATACACCCAAAAAAATCGGTTTTGTGCCATTTAAATTTAAACGTATTAAGACATTTTAATAAAATGTCTTAATAAATTGAAATAATTAAATAAAAATTTATATATATATATATATATATATATATATTATATAATGTATGATATATTTATTATTTTAACTGTTTTAAAATTATTTAAAAATACAAATTTATCAAATAGAGCAATATCAATAATTACTAAAATTAGTAGACAAACAATTAATAGATGGAAAAATACATTTTATAATGATTTTATTTTATTAATTAAACATATTTATTGGAGCACGGGAATTAAGAAAATAGATTACTAATAGATTAAAAATAAATAATATTAGTAATTAATAAAGTTCATATTTTTTGTATTTTTTTCTAATTTAGAATAATAATAAATTCTATTTATAAATAAATTAATAATTATTTATAAATGGATATTTATTATTATTCTAAATTAGAAAAAATTTTAAATAAAGAAGTAATTGATATTTTTATAAATGTTATTCATACTGAGTGTA